GGAGAAAAAAAAGAGGGGGTTACCAAGGGTTTGGAAAAAGAAAAAAAAAGGGGGCGCCACAGGGCCCCCGGTGGGGGTAAAGGCTATTGTTTCTTTTTTGGTCTACCGCGTGGGCGCTTTGCTTTAGAGGCAGAGGAGCGGAGGGCAGCCACACATTTAGCCAATGCGTCGGTGGTAAGTTGACCTGCCCGCCAACGGTCCGTGAGCCGCGAAATATCTTCCGAAATGTCATAGTCGGCGGCGGAATATGGATCAAAGACAGGAAGTTCTAAAGACAAACCAAGTTCAAGGGCCAGCCGGATCATATGCTTACATGGCAGGCAGCGCCGCTCATAGTCTACACATTCGCAATCAGAAAGCGAAACAGCGTAAGCCATTCCGTCAGAGCCGTAAATTTCCGCAGTTTTAGTATTTGCGTCAATAGTTCCAATGTTTTCCGGGCGAATACTGCGGGCACGCTCCAGCCGCAGGGCGGTTTCAAGTAGTTCTTTATCTGGAATTTCCCATGGTCCAACAGTCACAACTATGCCACCTTTCCCGTTAAACCGTCACGAACAAGTGGTGACGGGAGAGCGTTGAAATTGAAACTGCGGTTAAAAAGAAAGTCGTAGTACAGTTCTATGGCATATGTACGCGCAGAGCCAGAGAGTTCAATCATTCGGTACGGGTCCGCCAAACGATCCAAGAATGGACCGGCATTTCCTTTGATCCAATCAGCAAGAGCCTTTTTGGTACGGTCATTATCTTCGCGGGCGGCCCATTTCGGGCCATATATCGGATCGGACTTTAGGCGGTTTAGCAATTCGCGATAACCACACGCCGAAAGCAGATAGTCATGGCATGGAGCGATAGAAAACAGGCCGGTATCAGAAAGGGACTGGAGCCACGGCGTATTGTCGATTAGAACACGGCGAGATCCTGGTTTTACTTCGCAAAAGTATATCAGGAGCCTGTAACATTCATTAAGTACATCGGGCGAAAGAGCGTTGACATACTGGGAATACCGTGAATATTCCGCAGATGAAAAATCAACCGCATTTTTCCCATAAAAAATCCTGCCATTTTCAAGGTTTTTTCGATACGAACAATGGGAGGAATACTCCAGATGTGAGATTAGACAACGCTTTTCGTCGGAACAAGACCGAAACCGAGAGCAACACCCAAAAGCGTCGGGGTCACTGTTGAGCAAATCAACAGGGTTATCTGGAGGATCGGGAGCGGCCATGTCAAACAAACTGGTTTGTGCGTCCATCATAATTACCCTCCTATGTAGAACATTGTCGAATTGTGCTGATTATTCCCACGCTACAAAGTTATTATAAGCGGCAAAAAGTCACAAGTCAAGAGGCCGCAGAAAGGAACCGGGATTTTATGACCGAACACAGCAATATTTACCGCAGCGAGGACGGCACAGAAGTGGAGATCAAAATTAAAGCCAAGTGCCACACGCAGGACGCCGCAAGGAAAGCCCTCAACTTTATGGCCCAAAGTTCGCACAGATTTTATCTGGAAACAGCAGAAAAAATCATTCGGACAAAACACTGTTTGTGCAAGTGCGGAAAGCAATGGCATAGGCCGGAGGCGGTTTTCTGCTACAACTGCGGCGCCAAACTGATCGACGAAACAAAATAAAGGGCCTGTCCGCTGGTTAGTTTCAGCGGACAGGCAGCGGGGGAAATCAGGTCATGCTGTCAATCAACTCACCAAGGGTGGTGGGTGAGCCGCACAAATCGCAGTAGTGTTCGTCTTGACCAAGAGGACGGTCATGGTTATCACAGCCGGGGTTTGTGCATGTGTTTCTCTCAACTGTGGGGCGACGTTCACCACAATTTGCGCAGAACATAGAGCGGGAACTCTTGTATGGAGTTCCACAAGCAGGACAGCGATCCATAGTTTACGCCTCCTTTCTGTATCGAATTTAGCGACAATGCCATGCCACCAAATTCAGTATAGCAGAATGGAGAGAAAAACGAAAGGAGGAGGACACAACCAGGTGACGCAAGAATTTTTGCAGGACGCCGTGGTGGCGGACTTGGAACAGCTTTTCCAGGGGGAAACCCTGAAAAATTCCGCCGGCGTGGATCGGCGGATCCGGGTCTACCCCCAGGACCTGCCGATCCGAGCGGGGGCGGACATTGAACCGGACCCCGTGGAGGAGGACCTGGAGGCGGACCAGGCGGAGGGACAGACCACGGAGGAAACCGAGCCGGAGGACGTGCCGGAGCCTTATGTGATCGTCCGGGTGCCGGGCGGGGAACTGCCGGACCAGGACACCCGCCAGCAGGTGGAGATCATTCTGGTGGTGTGCGTCTGCGACCCGGATCCGGGCCGCCAGGGTTTCCGGGACGCGCTCCACATCGTCAACACCATTCTGACCCACTACGGCAAAAACGGCATAGTGGGCCGGCGGTATGAGGTGCAATACCCCATAAAGTGGGTGACACAAGAGGAGGACACCCACCCCTATTATTTTGCCGGCATGGCGCTGAAACTGGCCGCGCCGGCCATCTTCAAGGAGGTGCCAGAAACATGAGCAAAGACCCCAAAAAGACCACCCAGGCCGCTGGCCCGGTGGTCTACTGCGGCCCCACCATCCCCGGCGTGGCCGTACAGTTCACGACCTACACCAACGGGGTGCCCACCGCGCTGGAGGAGGCCACAAAGGAAAACCCGGTCCTGGGCGGCCTGGTGGTCCCCCTGGAGCAGCTGCCGGAGGTCCGGCGCCAGTTCCACGCCGGGGCCGGGCGCTACTATACCCTGTACCGCAAGGCCCAGGGGAAAGGCTAAAGGAGGGAAAACAAAATGGCGTATTTTCACGGCGTATATAACAGCGAGATCGACACAAGCCTGACCGCCCCTATTCAGGGCAGCGCGGGCCTGCAGGTGATTTTCGGCACCGCCCCCATTCACCTGTCCAGGGATCCGGCGGCGGCGGTAAACAAGCCCATGCTGTGCTACTCTTTCGCGGAGTGCCAGCAGAATGTGGGCTATTCCGACAATTTCAAGGACTTTACCCTGTGCCAGAGCATTGACGCCTGTTTCCGCGTGTTCAACGTGGCGCCCATTATTCTGGTGAACGTGCTGGACCCGAAAAAGGCCAGCCACACCAAGGAGAACGCGGCGGAGGACTGCCCCGTGGCGGACGGCCAGGTGGTTTATAAAAAGCCCTATGTCCTGCTGGACACCCTGGAGGTCAAGAACGGGGACGCCGCCCTGCTGGCGGAAAGTGACTATATTGCCGCCCACGACAATGACGGCAACGTGTTGATCACCATTCTGGCCCAGGCGGCAAAGGAGGCGGCCACGCTGTCCGTGGCGTCCAAGAGCCTGAACCCCGCCGGCGTGACCCGCGCGGACGTGGTGGGCGGCGTGGACGCCCTGACGGGACAGGAAACGGGCATGGAGCTGATCCGCCACATCTACCCCAAGCTGGGCATGGTGCCGGGCCTGCTGCTGGCCCCCGGCTGGAGCGGGGACGCGGTGGTGGCGGCGGCGCTCCAGGCGAAAACCGAGGCCATCAACGGCGTTTTCGTCTGCAACTGCCTGCTGGATATTCCCACGGACGGGGAGAACGGGGCCGCCATCTACACGGACGCCAAGGTGGCCAAGGAGAAAATGGGGGCCAGTTCCAACCACGCCATGGCCCTGTGGCCCATGGTGGCGGTGGGGGATAAGATTTACCACTATTCCGCCATGTTCGGCGCCCTGACCGCCTACACGGACGCCACCAATGCCGACGTGCCCTATGAAAGCCCGTCCAATAAGGACCTGCGGATCACCGCAACGGTGCTGGCGGACGGCACCGAGGTGGTCCTGGACCAGCAGCAGGCCAACGATATGCTGAACGCCAACGGGATCACCACCGCCATCAATATGAACGGTTTCAAGTCCTGGGGGAACAAGACGGCGGCCTATCCCTCCACCACGGATCCCAAAGATATGTGGTTTGCTGTGCGGCGTTTCTTCGACTGGGACGGAAACAATTTTATCCGCACATATTTCCAGAAAGTGGACAAGCCGGGCAACAAGCGGCTGATCCGGTCCATCGTGGACAGCCAGAACATTGTGGGCAACGGCTATGTGAAACGCGACTACTGCGCCGGCTACCGGCTGGAGTTCCTGGAGAGCGAGAACCCGGCCACAAATCTGCTGAACGGCCACCTGACCGTCCACACGTTCCTGGCGCCCTATATCCCGGCGGAGTACATCGAGAATATCCGGGAGTATGACGTGGACGCGCTGACGGCGGCGCTGACCGCGTAAACGGGAGGTAAATATGAAAACTATTCCGACCAAGATCAATAAATACAACGTCTACAACGCCGGAAACCGCCTGCTGGGCATGGGGGATGAAGTCACCCTGCCCAGTTTTGAGGCGTCCAGCGAAACGGTGAGCGGCGCGGGCGTCCTGGGCGAGTTCGACGATCCCACCGTGGGCTATTTCTCCAACATGGAGCAGGAGATCCCGTTCCGGGTAATGGACGAGGAGGCCGTGGATATGCTGGACCAGACCAAGGCGGTCCAGTTGGAGCTGCGGGGCGCCCAGCAGACCACGGATTCCAATGGGGACATTGAGTTCCGCCCCATGCGTGTGGTGGTCCGTGGCCGTATGGCGGGGTTTGACCCCGGAAAGGTCAAGGCCGGCAACGGCATGGAAACCAGCGTAAAGCTGACGATCCTCTATATCCTGATCGAACTGGAGGACAAGCCCATGGTGGAACTGGACAAGATCAACGAGGTTTTCAAGATCCGGGGCGTGGACGTTCTGGCCAAGATCAAGGAAATGTGCTAAACCGCCGGCGGCGGATAAAAACGAAAAGGAGAAACCGACATGGAAAAGAACAAACTGGACACCGCCGAGCGGGCGGACATGGAGGCCATGGAGGCGCAGGCAAGGGCCGAGGGCGGAGAGGACACCGAGCCGGAGGACCTGGTGCTGCGGTTTGGCAAGCCCTATAAATTCGGCGGCCAGGAATACACCGAGGTGGACCTGTCCGGCCTGGAGGACACCACGGCGGGGGACCTGGCGCGGTGCGCCAAAATCACCACCCGGAAACACAAGGGACTGAACACGGCCACCCTGGAAATGACGACGGAATATTCCATCACCATGGCCCACATAGTCACCAAACTGCCCTTGGAGTTTTTCGAGCGTATGCCCTCCAAAAGCGCCATTGAACTGAAAGGCATTGTCGTGGGTTTTTTGTTCGGCGCGGATGGGGTGGACTAACACCGGAGGCAATCCGCAAGGGCTGTGTGGCCCTATCCATGCAGTTACATAGTAGCCAGGACTTTTTCCTGTCCTTGCAGGTGGATGATCTGAACAAGTATGCCAAAGACGTACAGGACATATGGGAGGAGGTGAAACGGGGCCGTGGCAAGAAGTAAGACCTACCAAATGTTGATGAAAATTTCCGGCGACAGCAGTTCACTGAAAAAGGCGTGTGAAGCCGCAAGCGAACACCTGGACACCCTGGGGAACGCGGCGAAAGCAGCCGGAAAGGTGGCCGCCACGGCCCTGGCCGGGATCGGAACGGCGGCGGCGGGGATTGCCGTTGCCGCCACCTCCGTCTATACAGAACACGAAAAAGCGGCCAACAGTCTGGCGGCAGTCACCGGAGCCACGGGGAAAGAACTGGAAAACCTCCAAAGCGCCATGGAAACCGTGTACCAAAATAATTTCGGGGAGAGTATCGAGGACGCGGCCAGCGCCGTTTCCCTGGTCAGCCGGAATATTAAGGGCCTATCAAATCAGGAAATTACGGGCGCGACCGAGGCGGCGATTGCCCTGCGGGACGCGTTCGAGTACGACGTGGAGGAAAGCACCCGCGCCGCCGCCGCTATCCGCAAAAATTTCGGCGGGTCCGCAGAAGAAGCGTTCGGACTGATTGCGGCGGGCGCACAAAATGGCCTGGACTATTCCGGGGAACTGATCGACACCATCAACGAATATTCCAGCCAATTCTCCAAACTGGGCTTTTCGGCGGATGGAATGTTTCAGCTTTTGCAATCCGGCGCAGACAGCACCGCGTGGAACCTGGACAAAGTGGGCGACGCGGTAAAGGAATTTTCCATCCGCGCCATTGACGGGTCCGACACCACGGTGGCCGCCTTTGAGGCCCTGGGGTATAACGCCGCCACTATGATGGACACATTTGCCGCAGGCGGGGACGGAGCCAACCAGGCGTTTTTCGACGTATTAAACACCCTGATGGATATGGAGGACCAAGTGGCGCGGGACGCCCTGGGCGTTTCCTTGTTCGGAACCATGTGGGAGGATCTGGGCACCGAGGCCATGGAGGCCATGGCCAACGCCTCCGCCGGAGCCTATGACACCATGGACGCGCTGGAACAGATCAACGCCATAAAATACAATGACTTGGGCAGCGCCATGGAGGGCGTCAAGAGACAGGCGGAGGCTGTTCTGGTGCGTATTGGGGAACAGCTGGGTCCCTATGCCAAGGAGGGGCTGGAGTACCTGGCCAATAATGTCCTGCCCGTCGTGTCCAGCAAGCTGGAGGAAATTGTCCCAGTTGTGATCGACGCGGGAAAAGCACTGTGGGAAAACCGGGGCACTATTTTGGCCCTGGGCAGCGCGGTTGTGACCGCTGTGGGGGCTTTTAAGGGCCTGCAAGTGGCGTCTGCCGCTGTGGGTGCGGTGAAAAACCTGTCCACCATCTTTAAGGCGGCGGCGCAGGGCGGTGGGCTGTTAAACAAAGTCATGAGTATGGGAAACGTCAAGCTGGCGCTGATCGCTGGAGTGATCGCTGTGGTGGCGGCGGGGTTTGTCCTGCTGTGGAATAAAAGCGAGAAATTCCGGGAAACCGTCATGGTCCTGTGGGGCCAGCTGCAAGCCCTGGGCGGTGCCCTGGCCG